CCTCGAATATAACTTTTCAGGATAAAACGAAATGACGACCACGTCCCTTGGCCTGCTCAAAGCACAGCTGAACCTCGACCACGATCTGGACAATAGCCTGCTGACCCACAAGCTGGCAGTGGCCGAAGATTGGATCGGCAACTTTATCGGGAAGCCTTTTGCCGCACATGAGCCGGTGCCAGCTTCCCTGACCGAAGCCGCTTTGCAGCTTGCGGCATACTGGTATTCCTCACGGGAAGCCGCCACAGACATCCGCCTAAGCGCCGTGCCGTTTGGCGTCCTCGAACTGCTGAACCCATACCGCGAGAGTGTGACCGGTCATGTCGCGTCTTAAAGGATCAGCGGAACTCGAAAAGCGCCTGCTGGCGATACCCCGCGGGGTATTGGCAGAATTGCGCCCCGCGCTTCTCAAAGGCGCGCAGGACATTGCCGACGCTATGGAGCAACTGGCACCCGAAGACACCGGCGACCTTGTGAATACCATCACGGTAACCGGCCCCGGTGACACAACGCCCGCTTATGCGTCCGGCGGTGGCAGCGTGACCCTTGCCGACAACCAAGCAGCCATAACAGTGGGCAGCCCAGATATGCGCCATGGCCACCTGCAAGAGTTTGGCACGGTAAAGCATGAAGCGCAGCCGTTCATGCGCCCAGCCTTCAGGCTCAAGAAAGCGAAGGTGCTTGCCAGGCTCAGCCGCGCCGTTGCTAAAGCCATTAAGAATGCAGGTGAGAAATGATTGAACCATCTGTCGCATTGCAGACCGCACTGCGCGCCACCCTCATTGCTGACCCCGCAGTGACCGCGCTGGTGCAGCCCGACCGCGTCCGGGCTGGCAGCACCCGGCCTGATCGGTTCCCTTGTGTGATTATGGGCTACGCTCAGACGCACTATCTTGGCCGTGCATCGGCTGACCAGCACGTCGCTAGGGTTAACCTCGATCTGCATGTCTGGGCCATTGAAGACGGTGCCGATACCGCCAAGGCCATTGGGTTTGCTGTGAGCCGCGCCGTGATCGGCATGGCTAACGAACAGGACTGCTTTGCAATCGACCAACTCGACCAACCCCGCGTCGTCTGGCTGCGCGACCCGCAGCCGGAGCTTGCTTACACCCATGGCGTCATTGAGGTCGAAGCGGTGATCAGGTGGCGGGCATGATCAGGGCAGGCGCAATGCGCGAACAGATCACCTTTGAACGCAGGATTGAGACGGTGCAGCCGTCTGGCGCCGTCCTGTTGCAATGGGTGCCGGAGCAAACCCTGCGCGCTGAACTAATGCAGGAGAGTGCCGACGCCTTCCTGAGCAATTTAAACCGCACCGAAGACCGCAAGGTGTTCAGGCTCTGGGCAGTTGACTGGATCATTGCAGACATGCGTGTCTCTTACGCTGGCTACACCTACCGCATTGCCCGGATCGTGCGACCGGATCAGCTGGCACTGGAACTGCACTGTGTGAACGCCGTGGACGAGGCGCTGCTATGAACCACGCTTCGAGCTTAGTTTTCACCAAAGAACCAAGCAGGCACACCATGAAGGGTGGCCTCAAGTTTGCCATACCCATCTTCTCCATTGAGCATCAGGTAGGCAATACTGGCCAACATAATGCTAGCGAGTCCAATCAGATATGCCAGCTTCATAAGGTTTCTCGAATTACTAAAATAATTCTTCGGAGGCTAGCGACCATTAGTCGTCATTTCAACCCTGACGAGAGAAGCTGCGGAATTAGTCCAAAACATGCAAGGTCAAACCTTTGCAGCTATCAATCAACTCGAGTGCCTTCAGAACTGCCGGAATCCTTCTGGGCCGGCGATCAGGTAGAAGACCGCCAAGCCTATCGCGATAATAAGGAGTGTAAGAAGATAGGCCAATCTCATGCTATTTCCTCCGACACGCTCAGGCGCAAACTCAGTAAGGTTGATTTGAGATCTTGTAGCACACTTTTAAAGTGCAGTCAGTATTTATGAGCGCGCACCTGCGCGGTATCAAGCCGCAAGCCACAATTAGCAAAGACCCACTCACAAAAGCGCCGCGGGTGCCGGAGTATTTTAGCCCTTTCGCCGCGGCTGAGTGGCGGAGGATCATGCCCGGATTGATCGCTGCGCGAATCCTGACAAAAGGCGACCTTGGAGGTGTGGAAGAATACTGCCTGATGCGCGGCCTTGTTCGGGAAATCGAGACGAACAGGAGCATGAACGCAGGCGAGATCGACGCCAAACTGTTTGGCGTCCAGAACCGCGCAGCACAGACTGCGCGCCAGCTTGCGGCTGAGTATGGTTTGTCGCCGGTCAGCCGTGCGCGTATCGGCACACAAAGCGATGACGGTGCCGACGATGACAACCCACTCAGCGTCCGGTGATCTATGAACGCCCTGACACCCATTGCACACGATCAGGCCGCTGTTGTTGCCAGCGCCTATCCGGCATGGGTTCACGACACCAGCCCGATTGCCGACCCGCTGGGCTACGGCGAACGCGCGGTCACGTTCCTGAAGCGCTTGCGCCATCCAAACAGCGATGCACCCGGCGGTGCCTTCCAACTCGCACCTTGGCAAGAAAGGATCGTGCGGCGCATCTATGGCCCCAGACACCCGGACGGGCGCAGGATCGTGCAAAACGTCTTTCTGCTGGTGCCGCGCGGTAACAGGAAAACGTCATTGGCCGCAGCACTAGCATTGCTTCACACCATCGGCCCCGAGCGGGTGCCGGCCGGCCAAGTGCTGTTCGCAGCGGCTGACAGGGATCAGGCCAGCGTGGGCTTCAGGGAATCCGCAAACATCGTGCGGATGGATAAACGCCTGATCGCGGCGACTAAGATTTATGACGCTTTCAACAGCTCCAAGCAGATCGTGTTCAAGGCTGAGAACGTCACGCTGAAAACCCTGTCCAGTGATGGCGGTGCCGCGCATGGCCTTACACCCACGTTCACCTTGATCGACGAAATCCACATCTGGAAAGGCCGCGACCTTTGGGAAGCGCTGCGCAGTGGTGCCGCCAAGGTAGATGATAGCTTAACAGTTATTGCAAGCACCGCTGGGCGCGGTGCCGAGACTTTGGCCGCAGGGCAATACAACTATGCGCGCCGCGTGGCCCTTGGGGAGATCGACAACCCCGCATACCTGCCTATCCTTTTTCAAGCCGAACCGGACGACGACTGGCAGGACGAAGCCGTCTGGCATCGTGCCAACCCCGGGCTGGCGCACGGTTTCCCGTCACTGACAGGCATGCGCGGGCTGGCGAAAGAGGCCGAGAACAAGCCCGCCGACAAGGCCGCATTCCTGCAATTCAACCTCAACGTCTGGCAGGCGAACAGTCGCGACCCATTATTCTCGATGACGACCTATGACAGCCGCACCTTTGACATCGACCTTGCGGACCTCGAAGGCCTGCCGTGCTACATCGGCGTTGATATGAGTATCAGTGGCGACCTGACCGCCGTTGTCGCAGCATGGCGGCACGATGATGGTCAGGTCTCTATCATGCCATGGCTCTACGTTCCCGGCGATGACCTCAAAGGCCGCGCAGATCGTGACGGTTTGCCCTATGAGATGTGGCGCGACGAAGGGCTGATCACTGTCTGTCCCGGCCCGATCATCGACCACGGCATGATCGAAGACCAGATCAGGGAACTATGCGCGACCCATGATGTGCAGGAGATCGCCTTTGACCCGCACTTAGCCCGCGCGACGATGCAGCGCCTCTATGACGATGGCTTGCCGACTGTTGAGCTGCGCCAGACGCCGCTCAATATGGGCGTTGCGGCGGGCGACCTCGAAAGGACGGTGAATGGTGAACAAATCCGGCATTCTGGTCACGCCGCCCTACGCCAGCACTTCGACAGCGTGGTCGCATCGCGGAACCCCACGTCCGACCTCATCCGCATGCACAAAGGCAAAAAGACTGATCGCATTGATGGGGCCATAGCGGCGGCAATGGCAGTGTCGCGCGCCTGCGCAGGCCAGTCCAACAAATCACAATACAGCGGCGACAACGCCGAGCTTTTCATCTTCTAAGGACACCGTAAGTGACTGAATTACCATCGCTAATTATTGACGTGGAAGCGCGCATTGACCGGCTTGAAAAGGGTCTGAAGCGCGCCAACGCTGCACAAAACCGCGCATCCGGTCAGATGGAAGCGCGGGCAAGGCAGAGTGCCGAACGCTTGCGCAATACCTACGGCAAGGCCGGTGACAGTATCCTCGCCACGTTCAAACGCCTTGGCCCCGGTCTGGTCGCAGGCCTGTCAGTAGGTGCGCTTGCTGGCCTGACCCGCAACATCGGGCAGGTAGTCAAAGAGGTTGCCAGCATTGGCGACGCCGCGAAGACCGCCGGTGTCGATATTGAAGCCTTTCAAGAGCTGAAATTCGTCGGGGATCAACACCGCATCGGCGTCGATGCTCTGACTGACGGGCTTAAGGAACTTTCGCTAAGGGCTGACGAGTTTATCGTCACCGGTGGCGGGCCAGCCGCAGAGGCTTTCCGGCGGCTCAACCTGTCAGCGTCTCAATTGGCAGAGGGTCTCAAAAAGCCCGATATTCTCTTTGAAGACATCATCCGGAAAATGGAAGGGCTGGACGACGCAGCACAAATCCGTATTGCGGACGAGGTATTTGGCGGCACCGCAGCTGAGCAATTCTCAGCCCTGATCAGCAAAGGTGCGGACGCCCTGCGTGCCACCAGACAGGAAGCCCGCGACACCGGCACAGTCCTAGACAGTGCCGTGATAAAAAAAGCTGAGGAACTGGACCGCCGGTATGCCGCTTTGCAAACGCGCGTGAATGGTTTCTGGAAATCCTTTGCGGTGGGTGCTGCTGACGCAGCGGTGAAGGTAGCCACCCTGCGCACTGATCTGGATGACCTGTTCCGGTCCTATCAACAGGCAGACGGCTTACTTGGCAAAGGTGCCGCTGACGCACTGCGCGCAGATAGTGACGCCGCAGGTGAGAACGCAGACCAGATCGCCGCCCTGCGCCGCCAGTATGAAGCCCTCGGCGATGTAGCCGACAACACCGGCGTAAGTCTTATGCAGGCCGCAGCGACCCTGCGCCAGCTGGGCTATAGTGACGTTGCCGATCAGCTTTTGAGCGCCGCAGATGAAATGCTCAATCTGACCGGCAAAATGCAGGACGGCACGATCAGCGCAGACGAATTTGAACGCCAGATGCAAGCCGCCGCAGATACCGCGCAAACCGCCCTTGGCGAGATCAACGCAATCGACAGTGCGACCTTTGGCAACGTGATCGCGCAGGTAGGTGGCTTGATTGCACGCTTGGGCGAGGCCGCCGCAAAAGCGCGTGAACTTAGGGCAAGCCTGCCCGGTGCAACAGTAGATGGCGGCACCGACACGCCACCCGTTTCACCATCCGGCCCCACGTCCCGCAATGGCCACCGCGCAGCTACGCCGGGGCTGGCAGTCACAAACTCAATCCGCCCACAGCTGCCCTCCGTGGATGCAAGTTTCGGATCGCTAGAACCCGACGCCGGTGGCGGTGGTGGTAAAGGTGCAGGCGGTGGTGGATCTGCGCGCCAGACCGATCTGGAGCGTGAAATCCAGAGCATTGCCGAGGAAACAGCGGCGCTGCGGCTCGAAGCTCAGGCATTAGCTGAAGTCACTGGCGCGCGCATGACACAGGGCGATGCAATCGAGTATGCGCGCACCCGTGCCGAGCTTCTGGCAGCGGCACAGCGCGCCGGTCAGCAGATCACGCCACAGCTGACAGCACAGATCGACACGCTGGCCCGCGAATATGTCGAAGCCGGTGCAGCTGCTGACCTTGCCGCCGACAAGATCGAAGACGTGCAAAACGCATCCCGCGCCGGGGCCGAGCGGATTGCCGGGGTATTCGATCAGATGGCGACAGGAGCAATGAGCGCCAAGGAAGCGGTGAGCCGGCTCATTCTGGAGCTGATCAAGCTGGCGCTCAAGAAGCGTTTACTTGAAGCCGCTGAGGGTGCCGGTGCTAGTGTGGTCGGTAAGGTTTTGAGCTTTCTGGGCGGTAGCTTTTCTGAAGGTGGTTTCACCGGCCACGGCCGTAAGAACGATCCAGCTGGTGTTGTCCACAAAGGCGAATACGTGATCAGCAAGGCTGCGACCTCTGCCATCGGAGTTGGTAACCTCGAAGCGCTGCACAAGAGCGCGCTCAGGGGCTACTCCGGCGGTGGCTTGGTAGGTGCCGCCCGCACATCGGCAACCGCTCCTATGGCCCGTTCTGGAGTCGCTGCGCCTATCGTGAATATCTCTGCCCCGGTCAGTGTGTCGGGCAGCGCAGGAACGCCGGATCAGAACGCTGATCTGGCCAAGCAGATGGCCCGTGAGATGGAACAGAGCATGCGCACGGTTGTTGTGTCTGAGCTGTCAAGGCAGATGCGGCCCGGCGCGCTGCTGAGCCGGAGGGCGTAAGACCACCGCTAAGGTCGAACACATTGACAAGGTTCAGCAATGGAGCGCATTCTGGTATTTTTGCATCAGGGGTCGTAATGCGAAAATTTGAGTCCAGAAATGAAGGACAGTCTAATCAACCTACGCGTCGCAGAATACGTAAGGAGACCTTTGCATTCCTGCTGTTAGTGGCGCTTCTTTGGTGCGTCGCGATCTACCAGCTTGTCGTTAATTTCTGGGTAGAGTGACTGATGACCTGCCGCTTCATCAAAAGTGATAGGTTAAGGGCGCTAGAAGGCCCCTTGGAGAGGCCGTGATCCTCTGGGCCACCCTTACCGCCCGCACAGGTGAGATCGAATCCTAAACCCCTCTACAGAGCCTCTGACGCGGCACCCTTGGGCTTTGGAGCCGGAAGGCGGAACGCTTGTGCATTTGGGCCGGGTGTTTTTGTGATTGCCATGGGGTATCGAGGTGCGTCCTCACCATTGCCGGGGTGTATGGTATCGGCGCCGGGTGCGTCCTCACCATCGCCGGAGGATGTTTCAAGTGTCGGGCGGTTCTGGACCGGAGCAGGGTATCACGTGCTGCGTGCTTCTAAGCCGGAGTGGAGTATCAGGTGCGTCTTCTTCCACCGCCGGGGGCGGAGAGTTGAAGCATTCTGCTCGCTAAGAAGAACTGTATAGAAGCACTTGTTATCAAATACAGTAAGTAACTCTTAGAAACATTTATAATACGACCAGAATGCTTCAACTCTCCGGCGCTGGAGACTAGGCCGAAAACGACCCCAAAATGTCGAAACACCTCCCCGGTCCAGCGTGAGGGGGGAAGATGTTATAGACGGGGAGTCTTAGGGATGCAGGCGAATTATCAGGTCAGCGCTATTTATTTTTCGCTGCTCGAAACACCTCTTGAAAGCTGAATCGGGTGACTCAATATCAGACGGGAGCAAACCCCGCAGCGAGTGCCTGACATGCCCAATCTTTCTGAAGAAGAACTCTACAGCAGCCGCCGCCAGCGCGAGTTTGAGGAACGCATAGACCGCGCCTTTGACCCGCAGACCCGCCACAGCCTGTCTGACAGTGGTGAGATCAGCACGGGCGGGGATGGTGGTAAGGGTGCGCTTTTCGCCGCCTTGGACGCCCTCGCAAACGACGAGGAGATCCCCGACATGCGCCCCGGCCCGAGGTTCACTGATGAAGAGCTTGATGCCATCCGCGCAGAGCGTCCGGCAATCCCGATCGTGCATGGATATACATCCCGGTATGATCGCCAATTCAAAAAGCGGGCACCACTGGAAGAAGAACTGGCAACGCTCACCCCGGAGGAGCCACGCTATCACGAGGCTATGGCGGAATTTGCCGAGGTGAACCGCCGGATCAAGATCGAACTTGAGCGCTCCACGGATGATAAATACCGCGAGCACGAGCGCATTGACGAATACAAGGCAACGATTGGGAAAGACCAGCGCAACACCAGCCGCCGTGTCCGTTCTGAGGCCAACGTAATGACACCTAAGGAGGTGCTGGCGGCTGAGACACCCGAGGAGAAGGCAAAGCGTATCCACGAACGTAAAATGGAGCTTCAAGCGCAACGTCGCGCAGAGAAGAGAGCCGCAAAGGACGCGAAGTGATGGATGAAGATCAGCTGCATTTTGAATGCAACATGGCGCGCTTTCTTGATGAAAAGCCGAATGATGATGGAAAAACCCTCGACCTTGGCGGGGATCGTGACGCGCATGTGTCGCGGGCAGTCGTTGCTGCCCTCGAGAATATCGACAGCGTAAGTGATGATTTTGCAAAGTCGCACGGGCGCTTTGCGTTTACCCAACAGGAACTGGAAGAGGCAGCTCGTAAATGCAATTGACCAGCGAACAGGCAGCGGCGGCAGTTTTGGCTGATCAGGGACGAAAGACGAAGGCGTTGACAGACCGGATAGGTGCAAGCGGGATCAATCAGGTGATCGCCGCTACTGAAATGATCGCCAAGCATCTGCGCAGCGCACCGGCTGGCACCACAATCGGCCACCTGATCAAATAGAGGTAGTGTAACAATTGGGGTAACATGATACCTTAGCAATAAGGGCTTTCAACCTTGCGCTCTGACCCGTCCATCCCGAAGCGATAGCAAGCCGCTTACAGGGTGGACGGGTTCATAAATCAGGGTTTACTTATTTAAAAACAATTGCTTAGAGGTATTTAATATCTTGCGGGCTGATTCCGCTTGTGAGAATCTTGCGGCACGACCAACCCTTGGAGTGCCGACAATGGCCTTGAATGAAACTTACCTGCCCGACGAAACCCATGCAGCCCTTGTGGCCGCGCTTACAGCACTGGACCGCGATCCCGCGCACCCGCATCCCTTAGCTGACCGGATCTTTGAAGTGCTGGGCGAGGTAGGCAACATCTGGCCTGCCTGTAGTAACCCTGATGCTCTCGAGATGAAGGCTAAGACACCGGCTGAAAAGAGGGTCGCGAAGCGTTTCCGCGACATTCTCGACGCAAACGCCAAAGCGATGACGATGCTGGATAAGATCAACCCGCGCAACTGACACACTCGATCATTACAAGCAGCCCGCCGGATTACCCCGGCGGGTATTTTCGCGCCTGCCTTAAAGAATCCGGCCCATGTGTAGCGTTGCATAATGGCTACACATCAGTCTGAACCCACCAAGCTAAGTAACTGATTTAAATGAGAAAAATGGTGGGTGATAAGAGATTTGAACTCCTGACATCTTCGATGTGAACGAAGCGCTCTACCACTGAGCTAATCACCCTTGCGGGGCGAAGTAGCCAATTGCGGCGATGCTTGCAAGAGGGTTTGGCGCAAAAACTGTAGCGGAATGCGGTGCGGCCTGTCCCCTGCTAAAACGAAAAACGCGCGCCTCGAAAGGCGCGCGTTTGGGAGCTTTTTGATAGGCCGTCCGGCTTAATGCGTGGTGGTCGCGTCCACGCCAGCGGCACGGGCCTTGATCGCGGCAGCCTCGGCGGCCTCTTGGGCGGCTTCGTCCCAGTCGATCGCCTTTGGCTTGCTGACCAGCGCATGTTCCAACACTTCGGAAACATGGTTCACCGGGATGATGGTCAGCCCTTCTTTGACGTTATCCGGAATGTCCGGCAGGTCTTTTTCGTTCTCCTGCGGGATCAGCACCGTGGTGATACCGCCGCGCAAGGCCGCGAGAAGTTTCTCTTTCAAACCACCGATCGGCATGGCGTTACCACGCAACGAAACCTCGCCCGTCATGGCGATGTCGCGCCGCACGGGGATCTGCGTCAGCACCGACACGATCGAAGTCACCATCGCCAGACCGGCCGAGGGGCCGTCTTTGGGCGTGGCACCGTCGGGGACGTGCACGTGGATATCCAGCGTGTCGAACTTCGGCGGCTTGATCCCGATCTGCGGAGAGATCGAACGGACGTAAGAGCTTGCCGCGTCGATGCTTTCCTTCATCACATCACCAAGCTTGCCGGTGGTCTTCATCCGGCCCTTGCCCGGCAAACGCAAAGCTTCGATCTGCAACAATTCACCGCCCACGGAGGTATAGGCCAGCCCGGTGACGACGCCGATCTGGTCTTTCTCTTCGGCCAGACCGAAGCGATGCTTGCGCACGCCAAGGAAGTCTTCGAGGTTGTCGCCGGTCACGGTGACGTTCTCAGCTTCCTTTTTCACGATCTTGGTCAACGACTTACGTGCCACCTTGGCGATCTCGCGCTCAAGGTTCCGCACGCCAGCCTCGCGGGTGTAGTAGCGGATCATGCCAGTCAGAGCGGAGTCTTCGATCTCGAACTCCTTCTTCTTCAGACCGTGGTTCTTGACCTGTTTGGCCACCAGATGCTGCTTGGCGATCTCGCGCTTTTCGTCCTCAGTGTAACCCGAAAGCGGGATGATCTCCATCCGGTCCAAAAGCGGCCCGGGCATGTTGTAGCTGTTCGATGTGGTCAGGAACATAACATTCGACAGATCATATTCCACCTCCAAGTAGTGGTCGACGAAGGTGCCGTTCTGTTCCGGATCAAGCACTTCGAGCATCGCGGAAGCCGGGTCGCCACGGAAGTCCTGACCCATCTTGTCGATTTCATCGAGCAGGATGAGCGGGTTCGTGGTTTTCGCCTTTTTCAGCGCCTGAATGATCTTGCCGGGCATGGAGCCGATGTAGGTCCGGCGGTGGCCACGGATCTCAGATTCGTCACGCACGCCACCCAGCGAGATGCGAATAAACTCGCGCCCCGTGGCCTTGGCGACCGATTTGCCCAAGGAGGTCTTGCCGACGCCCGGAGGGCCGACGAGGCACATGATCGGGCCTTTCATCTTGGTCGAGCGCTGCTGCACGGCCAGATACTCGACGATCCGCTCCTTGACCTTCTCGAGGCCATAGTGATCGTCATCCAGCACCTTCTGCGCCTTGCCCAGATCTTTCTTAACGCGCGACTTCACGCCCCATGGAATTGACAGCATCCAATCAAGGTAGTTGCGCACGACGGTGGCTTCGGCAGACATCGGGCTCATGTTCTTGAGCTTTTTGATCTCCGCATCAGCCTTTTCGCGGGCTTCCTTGCTCAGCTTGGTCTCAGCCACGCGGGCTTCCAGCTCGGCCACTTCGTTCTTGCCGTCTTCGCCGTCGCCCAACTCATGCTGAATGGCCTTCATCTGCTCATTCAGATAGTACTCGCGCTGTGTGCGTTCCATCTGGGATTTGACGCGGGTTTTGATCTTTTTCTCGACCTGCAAGACGGACATTTCGCCCTGCATCAACCCGTAAACCTTCTCAAGCCGCTCAGAGATG